CTTAATAATAGTGTTCCATCAAGTTTTAAAAATTTTGATGAAGTATTAAATTATAGTTTAACATCTTCTTATGATAATCTTTTAAATAAGCAGCTGCATCTATTTCTCTAATAAAACGAGAAGCTTCTGGATCTAATTGTTCATTAGTTAATGAGGGAGCAATTACTCTAAGTTCTCTTCTTGTAGATGAAATTTCTTTTACAGTAAAAGGAGGATTAAAAGTATTAAATATTTTAGATCTTTGTATATTAAATACTAATTTATATTGACCCGAAGTGTATCCTTTTAATCTTAAAATATTAACAGGATCCATATTTAATTCAGAAACTAAATTTTCAGTAGTCCCTTCTGGAAATTTATATTGAGTAAAATTATAATCTGATATTAATAGTCGATTTTGTTGATTATAAATGTGTAATTCAATAAAATCTTCTGGTCTACCAAATTTTCTATCTATAGTACCCGAATTAACTGAATCTCCATTTAATTGGAGTCGTTCATTAGTTGATATATCTACATTATTTACTGCCATTTTTATATTTTATTAATATAGATTTCCACCTTCTCCTGTGTAACCTGTTAGTCCTGCAAGGTCTATGTTAGGGAAATTATTTATTCCTTTTTTCCATCCACCATATTCTGATCTTTCACTATCAGTAACAGGAGTATTTATATTATCTTCAAAGTTAGCTTGTGCTTCTAACATTAGTGATTTAGCATTTGAGCTATTAGCACTTTTATTTTTAACAAAAATCCAAAGTCTTTTATAATATACCAATGTTTCTTGAGCTTGTCTTAATTTAGGTACTACTGCCTCTCTTAATACTGAAGCTTTATTACGTTCTGATTCAGTGAAACCAAATTCTTTATCATTTTCATATTTTTCTTTTAAAATTTCAAAACGTTTTTCTGATTGCCAAACTATTTTAATTCTATTTACTAAATATTCACGATACTTATCATAACTACTTACATTAGCAATATTAGCTTGTTCTATTTGATTTGTTATTGAATTTTGATAAGTTGAGTATTGAATTGAAGGATTATAATCGCTTGGTATAGTATATTCTGTAATTGGGTAGTTTTTAGGGTTAAGTTCACCATCTTGTAAAGCATTGTAGTTAAATGAATTTGCAAATGTTGCTATTTCTTCTTCAACATTAGTTTCTGCTCCACTCATATCTTCAGGACCAAAATCAGGACCAGGAGCTAGTTTTGAAATAACTTCAGAGGATACAAATGTAACTCCATCTTTCCAATTATCTCCTTTATGACCCATAGCAGCTAATAAGTCTTTAAATAATTCTGAATTTTCATTCCCCCCAAGTTTACGTCGAGTAGCTTTATCCATATAATAAATATTCCAAAAAGCATCCCTATCTACAAGTATAGATCCATTTCTATAAAATGGGTGTTCTTCATTTGGTTGATCTTCATTAGATAATTTTTGTTCTAAGTCTACTATTTGATCAATTAAGCTTTCTATTTCTGCATCTTTACTATCAAAATAATTACCTATATAATCTCTACTTTGTTTAAATAATGTAGTATGTGATTGAGGTCCTATTTTAGGGATATCATAAAATAAATCATTATATAATGTAAAAAGTTGTTTAATATTAACATCTAAATTAGTATTATTAGTAATATCATTAGGTCCTATAATTTCAGAAAATGATCTATTTAATAAATCATTTGCGACTGATTTATCATAAACTTTTTTAGTTAATTTTATTTTTTCTTGTGCCATTATCTAACTACTTTAAAATGATAATTATTATCAAATATCTCAGCACCATCATCATTTATATGTTTAAATAACATACGATAATATCTTTCAGGTTGTAAACTTTTTATATATAATTTAAAATACATTCCTTCAGAATCAGCACTTAATTTAGTAAAATTATCATCAAAAGGAATAACTATTTCTTCTGTGTGTGCATCTCTAATACTATAAAAAGATGATGTTGTAAAATATCCTGGTTGTAAATAATTTGATGAGGATGTAAATTGTCGTGTAGGATATTTGTCTCTTACATGTAACCGAATTAAAGCTTCATCATTTTGATTGTATTCTTTTTTATTTCTATATAAAGAAACATTTAATTCTCCTTTAGTTTTTGCACTAGCATTAAATCCATGTTCACTATCATCCCATTTAAAAGTTAATTTAGGAGGATAAATTGTATGAGTATTTGATGAAAAATAACTTAAAGTACCTTTACTACTAGATACATTATTTTCAAAACTATCCGGTATTTTTAATATAAAACCATTATTAGGTATACCATTTAGGGGAATAAGATTAGATAATATACTTGCACTAAATTTAGTTGTAATGTTAGTTACATTTAAGTTTAAATCTAAAAACTCATCTTGAGTGATAGTTTGAGTAGCTTTTAAACTATTATCATTATACCATATACCTCCTCCTTTAGTTATAAGATCACTTTCTATAGATCCTGTGGTATTTGTAGGGAAATTAGAAGTTACCCAGTTAATTCTATTAGTAGAATTATCAGTATATACCCAAGTACATCCATTTGACGAAGTAGGTAGATTTGAATATCTACCTGTTCCCTCATCCCATGATTGTGAAATTGGGAATACTTCTATAATATGATTTGATGCTAAATTTTTATGTTCAGCTGAAAATAGTTCTAAACTTGAAGAATAACTTCCAGTTTTATTTAAAATTTTAGTTTCAAATATATTTTTAATTTCTGAATCTTTAAATTGAATAAGAATTCTTGATGGGTAATATAATGAATTATTAGAACCCTTTTCTTTTACAAGTTCAAGAATTTCATCATTACCTGTGTTCATTTCTGTTCTATCAGGATGACTATATATAGTTGTATCTTTTTCGGGAAATATTGAGTAATATGCCATTTTAATATGTTGTTACGCGTCCTTTAATATCTGTGTTTGGGTATTTTAATTCAAAAATACTTGGATCTAATGAAGGGTATATTACACCTTTTCTTGTAGCTCCCATAAAATCATATTTATATTGTGAATATCCTAAAGATAATCCATTTTTATTTTCTAATTCAACTTTTTCTACTGTTTGTACACCTCTAACACCTGCTATTAAATTAGTTATTTCAGATATAATAATAGGTTGATTAACTTGCCATTTATCTATGTTAAAATAATTTTTTAATTCAGTTATACATTGAAGAATTACTTCTTGATTATTGTAACTTTTAAATGCAGTAATTTCAAAATCTAATCCAAAATTAATTACAAATGCATCTTTAATATTAATGGCATCTGTTAACATTCTATATTGTTCTAAATAAGTAGCTAAATTAGTTTTAGTAGCTTGATTTAGAGTAGTTAAATGTTTAGATGAATTATATCCTAAAGTATATAAATTTAATGCTAAAGGATTAGGTATACGTTCAGGTTCTGTTAGAAGTGGTGAAGATTGATCATCTTGGATAATATAAGCTTTAGCTATTCTGCCTAATTTAGGAGGTAAAGATAATGTTCTAATGAGATAATCTTCTTTTGTTACTGCTCTTTGTTGAGCAGAAAAATTAGCCATTGTATTTAATCTAATATCTTCTATTGAATCACCCTCTCCCCCACCTTTTGCTGCTTCTTTATTAGTAGAAGCTACTGAAGATTTAATAAATTTTAACATTGAAGTATCTAGCTTAGGCTTATTAGATGAAAATAAAGTTTCAACTTGAGTAATTGTATTTGAATTAACATTTGCTCCCAAACCACCCCCTACTAAATAGGTTACTGTTAATGTAGTATTAGCAGGTACTTGGCCATAGGTTCTGGTATATAAAAAATTAGAAGGGTCATAAGCTTGGTTTAGTGATGATCTTCCATCTTTAATTCCTAAACCAATATTATCCGGATTAGGGATAATTTCTTCATCAGCTTTATCACTTATACCCGCACCAAATTGGATTTCTAATTGATTATTAGTTTTAAATCTAGATATAAACCGTCTTGAGGATCTTTTTAATTTTAAAAGATAAGGTGTTTGTTGATTATATTGTTTTAATTCAGGGTCATTTGCTCCTGTGTTTTCAATTTCCTCAAAAATTGTATCTTGAGCTAAGTAAGGAACTTCATAATATTCATTTTCTTCACTATCGATTACTGATTCAATTGATATAATATTATTATTAAATAATGTTAAAGTTTTAAATTGTTCAGGTGCACCTATAGTAAATGTTTGAGTTTTTATTTCACCCGAAATTGCTTTAGTGGATTTTTTTAATAAATAATATTCAGGTTGGTTAGCATCATTATATTGATATATACTTACATTTGTGGGAGAAAATGAACTAGAAAAACTAAAATCAACTTGATTATTTATATAGAAAATAGGACCTTCAGTTGATTTAAAAGTTGAATTTTCATTTACTTTTAAAGCATAATCGTAATCAGGTTCAAAAGAACCATTTATTTTTTTAGAGGGTACTAATTGAAATATCTCTAAATCTGTAGATGCAGCTGATGTTGCTTTAGGTTTATAACCCATAGCATAAGCTAAATTATATAAATTTTCCTTTTCTTGAGCTAATGTTAAAAATGATTCACGTAATTGAGTATCAGTATAAAATGATAAAACATCACCAACATAAGCAGCCATTTCAAGAAACATCATCCCTGGATTCCCCTCACTAAAATCATTAAAATTATTTGGGAAATATACTTCCGCAAATTCCATTAATTGATTTTTAAAAGAATTAAAATCTTTATTAAGATATTTTACATCTTTATCTTGTGTTTTATTTGATACTTTATTATATGCCATTATTGAAAGGTTGTAGTTAGAGCATCTGTAGATCCATCTGTTTTAAATCTATAAGCTATTGTTATATATACTTTGTTTTCTTTATCTATAGAACCTACTGAAACTGATATTAATATAATTTCTGGGATATAAAAATTAATTTGAAAGTTGATTTTTTCTTCTAATTCTTCTTTATTGATACTTTGTTCAAACAATAATTTTTTTACTCCTACACCAAAATCAGGCTCATTTACACGTTCACCTTGTTCAGTTAATAATAAATTAATTAAATTACTTTTAACTTGTTCTTTAATTGTTTGAGTACCTTTAAACATATTAACTTCATCAAGAGGAAAAGCAACCCCAATAGTAACGTTTTTGTTAATATCTAGGGGGTTAATTCTTCTTTTTCCATTAATATATGCCATATTTATTTTTTATTTTTTTTATTATCTATAGCCCGCATTAATTCACGATAATCTCTATTTACTACATTTGAAATTTCAGTAGGCATTGGTGTTTCTGGGATTAATGTTGATTCAAGATTAGTATTACCTTGAGCTGTTTCATTTAATAAATCATTTAATGCTCCATTAGAAGTAAATTGTTGAGAAATAGATTTACCCATGATTTTTTCTTTTAAAGATGATTTTACACTTGCAGGAATTGGATTACCCATTCCAGTAGCTGTTATATTACGTTGTGTTGGTTGGTCTACAATTGTAGATTTAAATTCATCACGTAAATCTTCTTTAAGTGTTTTAATTTCACGTCGAAGAGCATAATCTATTTCTTCTCTTACAACTTTTCTAATTAATTTTTCGAAAACTGTTGCTTTCATATTAAATAATGTTTGTTAATAAATATAATTAATTTGATTCTTTATAACGTCTATATCCTATTGTTTCAAAATTAGCGTTATATATTTTTTCTATAATTTCGTCTTTACCACCTTGTTCTAATCCATTTATAACTAAATTCAAAACACCCTCATTAATACTACCATCAGTATTAACAGGATTTGATGGTAAATTACATTGAGCTTGATAAAATAAATATAAGTTCTCTAATATACTTAATAAAGGTGTAATAAGATTTTTAACAAATTGTAAAGCTGCGATAGCTGCATCTATAAGAAGAAAGGGGGCAGCAAGCATTTTAGAGACATTTTCTATTGCTTTAACAAAAGATTTTGTAGCTTTACTCATATTTTCAATTTTTGATTTAGCTTTATCTATTAAATCTGATAATTTTTTTATACCAAAACCATTTGCTGCTAATCCTGTGAAAAAATTTAGTGCTTTAGGTAATACTTTTGCAATTATTTCACATATTAAAATTATTTTACCTAAAAGAATTAATAAATCACCTATTTTTCCCATCCATTCTGTAATTTTATTTAATTTTGCTTTTAAAGCTTCTAATTTTTGTATACCTTGGTCTAATTTATTTTTTATATTATTTAATTTATTTTTAAATTTATTAAAATTTTTATCTACAAGATTTGCAGTTTCTGTACTGCATATATTTGATTTAATTTGTGATGTGATTTCTTCTTGAGTAGGAAGTTGTTCTTGAAGTTTAGCAAGATTTTTACTTTTTTCTTCTTTAAGTTTATTTTTTACATCAAAAATAGCTTTATCACTTTGGTTCAATAAATTTCTTATAGCTTCTACCATTATACTATTTTTATACGTTTACTTTTAATATCTTTTATGTTACTTTTTAATTTTTCAATTTGTTGAACTCTTAAAGCTAACATAGATTCATTATCAGGATGAGGTTTAGTTTTTCCTTCTTTACCTGCTGTGTATGCTACTTTATATTTAACATCACTTATTAACCCCTCTATCATATCTAATAATTCTATTAACCATTCTTCAGTTTTATCACCTAATAAAGCTGAATCTATAGGATAGTTTCCATTGTCTTGTAATCCTAAATAAATATTAGGAGCATTT